TTTCCTCGCCCGTGGTCAGGAGTCCCGCCGCGGGTTTGAATGCGCTTGCTGGAACAACGAATACCGACTCGCCGTCCTTTCCGGTGGCGTCTATCCGGTACGGAAGGAGCGCCGCCGGAATCTCGCTTTTAGAATAATCGGGGCGTCGAGATAATCCAAATTTCAGCTCGTACACGAGATGGTAGAGAGTTTTCTCTCCGTCCGCGCTCAACTGCGGGGCGGACGGGTAGATTTTGTCGGTCAAGAGCGTGTGTTGAATTTTTGACGCTGTAGCGACAAAGTCGACGGGCGCTGGCACTGTCGGCCACTTTCCAAGCCTCTCGGCTTCAATGCGTATGGTGCGCGTGGTAATCCCGCCGTGCAGGGAGATTATCACAGAGGTGGGGTCCGTGCTCTTCTTGCGCAAGCCAACCGGCATCTGGATCTTGCCAAGGTCGCTTTGGACGTCCGAGGCGATTTGGTAAACGTTGTAGGCGCCAACGCGATGGTCTTCGGAGTATTTGGTCTTCTTCTTCTGTAGACTCGTCCCCTGGTCGACAATCTCTGTTTTATCGTTGCCGATGATGTGCGGTTTAGTCGACTGCTGCCGGTTGTCATTAGGAAAGAATGAGATGTGGCACTGGTCATTGAGGGCTGACAGAAAGAGTCCCTTGATGGTCGCCGTCTGCGCGCCGATAAAGGACTTCGTGTGGTCGTAGCCGGCGATCCTAACGCTACCCTCGTCCAGCGTGAGACCGAATGTGTTATTCAGGTCCGCGACGTTCCACAGTTTAATATCAGCGTCCTTGCCGACGAGCTTAACGACCGCGTGGGCTTCCACCTCGTTGGTGTGCAGGCTTTCCTTGTAGCTGGCGAACTGCAGCCAGTTTTGGTCAAAATTCTTGAGGTCCTCGTAGTGCAGCTTCGCGGTCATTATCTTCTGCGCGAGCTGTATCAACCGTCGTTTAGGGACGTTGATCGGAGCTTTCAGCCTCACGTAAATCTCGGAGTGCAGGACCGAGCCCCCTGGCTCCGGACTTGTGATGCTGTGATGCCCGGACCATTCCGTCGCGGGTGATGGCGCGACTGCCCACATTTCCTTATCGGCGATAGTGAATTCCAGTTCCAGACCGTCGGGTGACTGGTTCAGCGTGATTTTACGACGCATAAACCCCCGCTGAAGAATTGGAAATCGGAAGTTTCGCCGCACCTCCTGGTGAACATTTCTCCCCATGTGGGCAACCCGCAGGCGGCCGTGATAGACCCTCTCGGTGGTCCAGTCAGTGCAATCGATGTCCTCGGCGATCCAGAACCGGAAGCTAATGATTCCTCCGGGGGACTTGCCGGGGCTGGCGCAGTACGGCAGGCACATCGTGATTCCGAATCGAAGCTTCATCGTTCGATTGCTGATGATGTCCAGCACGCTGACTGTCGTCACCGGACCGTGATTAACGTCCGTCTGGCCTAATGGCAGGTTCTTGACTGCTATGCCTGGGCGTGTCATGCCGGCTGTTACGTTAAAGAGTGTGTTGCCACCAACGGTCATTACAAATGGACGGCGGACTTGCAGCAGCCAAGCGATGATCGCGTTGTATCCGGTTGCCAGATTGGCGCCATCGGCCTTCGCGTCTCGACCATGCACGACCGCCTGGTTGTCCCCGTAGTGGTAAATGCACGTGCAGCTGATCTTCACCTGTACGTAAAGCGGATCGACGCCAGTTGGCTCCTTTACTACCTGCTGGTCGATCGATTCGGTCAGCACGTTGACCAACTGAATTCCGTTGTAGGTAATGTTGGTTTCTAGGGCGCCCATTAGATGTATTTCGGTCTTTTCGTGACTGGGGTCGACGGCTTTCCGGTTTTGGGGTCCCGTCCGCCACCCATGAAATGGTCCATCATCAAGGAACCTGATGTGTCGCCGGTTGTCGCCGGGAAAGCTAGTTTCAGCACCTCGGCCATTATCTTCAAGTAATAACGCTGGTCTATGAAAGTCTTGGCGCTACTCTTGAGTACGCTCAGTATCCCGGTTCCCATGTCGAGAGCTACCGCCGAAAGCGTATTGATGGCTATCGTTAGTGTATCTCGAATCGGCTGCAGCTCATCCTTGAAGTCGGACAGGGATTCCGAAAGGTTTTTGGTCGATCCGGCGATCTTCTTGCCGCTCTCGATGTTCCTGAGGATGTCGCGGCGTTCGCTCGCCATGTAGGCGCCAGCAATGACACCGTTGAATTGTACCAGGTGCCTCTTGGAGTCCTTGAGTGCTTGACCCCAATCGAGTATCGCCCCTGGCATCTCAATGGCAGTGTCCAGGATGGCTTTAGCGGTGGTCGCAATCTTGGCTACGGGTGGGGTAAACGGATTCATGACCGTCTTAGCCGTTTCGACTCCGCGCGTGACGAAGTGCCCCATCTTCTCTTTTGACATCTCCGCATCTGGTCCCCCGATGGCACCGAGGAGACTGTGCTTGCGGGGCGGCATCTTGGGGTCGTAGGACAAGTAGCCAGCCGCTGCGCCCGCTGCGCCACCAGCCAGAAGGCCTTGCGCAAGGTCCCGTTTGGCGTCCGGTCCACCTCCGCCTCCGGACATGATGGATTGTAGGGCGCCTTTCCAGCCGCCTTGGCCTCCGCCACCTGCTGGACCGGTGGGGAATGCGGCGCCTGGTGGCCTTACGGGTGGTTGTCCTCCGCCGCCTGCTGGACTTGGTCCAGGCGGTCTTACCGGTGGTTTTCCAGGACCCCAGCTGTTTCCTGTCGTGGTGCCTCCTGTAATGGGATTTCCTAGACCGGGAGAGTCCGGAGTCATCCGCTGTCTGTTGAGCCAATCCCCCACCACGTCGTGGACGGTCCTCTCGCCCGGTGCCTTTCCGGACGAGACCGGAGGCGACTTGTCCCCTATCTGGCTGGCGAGATTCCAGCTACGGCCGCGTCGGACGTCGTTAACCGCTTCAGGGACGACCCTTGCTGCAATCGGCTGCGGGATGACTTTACCGGCCATCTCCGGAACGTTCCAGCTGCGGCCGGCGTCCTTGGCCAGGTCTACCGTTGGCGTGGCGGCCTTGAATGTCTTGGCCGCAGATTCAGCGCCCCCGGCTCCCTTGGCGGCTGCTTTGGCACCTTTACCGCCGTACTTGAACAACTTGGCCAAGTCGCCCACGTACGGAACCGTTGAAATCCCCGATATAAGCGCGTTCGTTAGGTGCTTTTTACGCTCTTCTGGGGTGTCCGACTTGGACGCGCGAGCAAGAGAGATGGCCGCGTTGACCCCATCCGCGATTGGCGTGGGGTCTGCAACACCAGCAACATCCAGGCCGAATTGAAGGTTATCTAGACCGGAACTCTTGTTATCCGGGTCCTCTTCCTGCTTCTGCGCAAACATCTTGGCCATCTGCGCTGCGATGTCCGGAAGATTTCCCGGTTTTGGCTTTCCGCCTCCGCCCGCCAGCAGGCCAGGACCGTATTGAGATGCCAGCCCTTGGAGAATCTTTGCGAGGGGTTTGCCGGCCATTAGAACATTTCCCCTCTGCCGGTCAGTGTCGAGTTCACGGCTTCTTGCTGCTTTTTCTTAGCGTTGTAGTACTCCCAGGCAGCGTCCGCCTCTTCCTGGCTGTTTGTGATCGACTCGACGACTGATTTGTCTACCGAACCGCTTAGAGCTGAACCGATCGCTTCGATGATTCCTGCGGCTCGTCGCTTGTCGGTTCTTCCTTGGTTGAGGACAAGTCCGATTCGGAGCTCGTAGGTGAGGTCTCCTCTGGGGATGATTCCGAGGCCGAAGGTGCTGGCCGCGTCCGCGTACGGTCGTCCCTTTTTTTTAGCTCGCTCATGTAGCCCATAAAGGACCAGAGCAGGTCTAGCGTCTCGTTTGCGGTTAATCCTCCGCTCGATTCAGACCACTCCTTAACGCCGAACATCTTCCGCGTCATGTTGAGGACACGGTCCTGGGCTTCTCCGTCAAAGGCGATCTCATTGCCTTCAGCGTTAACTCCAGTGGCCGGTCCAAAATCGTCGTCTGGAATGCAATCTGGGTTATCGAACATCATCCGCCAGGCCGGCAGTGGATCGATCCGCCTCTTCTTCTTGCCGTCCCAGTACCGAAATAACTGACGCCTTGACTCTCTGAGATACCCGAATAAGAACATGTGGACCTTACGGTGTCGCGTCGGAAAGTACCCTCATTTTGATGTTAGCGGTCGAACCGCTCGCATTAGTAAGGTACAGCGCCGTAACGTCTGCTGTCAAAAGGAGCGCGTCGTACGCGACCATTTCCGTGTTCCATCGATATGGAACGTCGGCCTGAATCACAAAGGTGTCCGTGGGCGATGACGGGCTGTTGGTCTCGACAGTAATGTCCTGATCGGACATCATCTCGACGGCTTTAATCGCCGAGACGTCGAGACTCGCAGCGATCAGCTGATCGGTGGTTGAGTCCGCAATCGCCTCGTCGAGACGGTATTCGCTCGTCCCGGTAAAAGTCTTGCTGTAGACTTCCTGCGTCCCCGGACTGACGATGGTCCACTTTTGTATGTAGTCTGCCATGGCTTATTCGATCTCGATTGGAGAGTCAGTCGTGAGCCCAGGGAGGTTGTTAAACTCCACGCCGGTCTCGTCCTCGGCGGTAACCTTCTCGAACCGATAGACGCCGTTGTAGCATCCGGCGGACGTGTCGCGATCGGCTCCGCGCACGTGCGGAGGTAGTTCGAGCTTTCCCGCGAACGAGAGGAATCGAAGGGAACCAGTAGCGAAGGTCTCGTCCCCGATCCGGAGCGGAGAGGAGTTGACCGAACCGCGAAACTGGACGATGTCTCTGAGGTCGTCCTTGGTCAGGTTTTCGACCGGTAGTGTGATGACTTGAATCATGGGTTAAGCGACCGTAAAGAGGACTCGGGTTGCGGGAGCATCGACCCAGCATTCAAAGGCCAGCATGGCGCTTGAGAACCGGGTGCCCTTGTTGACTTCGATCGCCTGCCGAACAAATGCGTTCGAGAATGTAAAGTCTTCGTTGGCGCCATCCAGGAGGAGTATCTGGACCTTCGTGTCCTGCCGCATCAGCGTCCCGAAAGCGGGTAATGTGCCGGCTGTCCCTGTAGTCCCGGCGAATGACGTTAGCTTTCGAAGCTGCGCCTTGTCGTACTTGGTGAGATCGGCCGAGACCGTGGCAATCGCGCCTACAATCTGAGCGTCCGAAGGTGCGCCGCTGGCGCCGCCGTACTCATCGGAGGGGACGTCAATCCACCGCGGCTCGATCCGGATCTGGACGCCGTCGCGGGAGTAACCGATTTGGAGGCTGTTGAAGGTGACAATCACCGGTCCAGCGACGATATGTTCCATTGCCATGGGGGATTACCTGTTTTTGAAAGTGCGGCGGCGAGGGTAAAACCGTCCGCGAGCCGTGTCGACGAACAGGCTCCAATCGGACTCTATCTCTGACCTGGTGACGGTCTGAACCTTTGGTGTTCCCGCGTCAGTTGCCCGTGGGACGTTAAATACTTCCTCGCCTGTAAGGAGCGTCTTGATCGCTTCGTCGCTTTCCTCACGGGCTCCCTTTCTTGCTGACGAGTCGTTGTCCCGCTGGGGTTTCGCTCGCCAGATTTCCCAAAAAGCCACGGAGCAAGTCAGGGTCTTAAGGTACTCCGACGAATCCTCGTCATAGTCGGCGTGCCCAGAGTCCTGCATATTCGTTATGTCGGAGATCGTGTACCGCTCCGCACGCAAGAGCGCCGCTTTCATTCGCCCAGTGGCGGACTTGAGCGCCGCGAGCATGCGGGTGTTCGCGGCCATATTTCCGGTCGTTACCCGCGTCCCGTCATCCGCCAACAAGTCACCCAGGGTACGGCTGTCGTACCGGGCGGTCATGTCTGCGGAATCGGCGAATACAGCCACATGCTGTCCCTCGTAAAAAGGGAAGCCTAACCCCCACCCAAACAGGGCTAGGCTCCCCAGCGGGGCGGTGAACCCGTACGAATCAGTCAGTCGCTGCAGTGAAGAGGAAGCCGCTGATGAAGGCAACTCCGATCGAAGCGAAGTCGTCAACAACGCGTCCCAGGTGACGGCGGTTGTCACGGTCATGCTTCGACTCAACGGTCATTTCTTCCTTGAGGAAGATGCTGATCGTGGAGAACGACGGGGCGCCTTCGATGCCTTCGAGCCCACCGACTCGGCTGCACACAAAGGGAGTCGTGTCGGGCAGCACGTAGCTCGTCGCTTTCGTGGCACCCTTTTTGCTCGTCACCTTCACAGAGTCTTCGATGACAACCTTGTAGCCGTAGAGATTCTCGGGGAGACCGAACCTGTTCGCCCGGCTGAGAGTCTTCGTCAATTCCTTTTCGGCGGAAGGCGATCCCTTGATGTGATCGACGATTTCCTGGCTGAGCGCAATCTTTTTCGCACAGCCGGGACTCATCACAACCATCAGGTCCTCGGGCTTAACCGCTCCGAGAGTGGCCTTGAGGACCGTCTCGGAAGCATGGTCCAATGACCGCTTGATGTCCTTGCGAGCCGTCGTGCTGACGTCCCATTTTCCGGTGACGCCGGTAATCGAAGACACGGCTGACGTATGCGCGGCCGCATAGCTGCCGGAGGTCGTCGCGGCGGTAATGGCCGTTTGCGTCCGCCACGTCATGCACCGCTGCGCGGCGTAACGAGCGTGGTGGGCAAGGACGTCCCAGGATGCCTGTTCGGCAGCCAGTTCGCCCATGCGGAACGGGAACGCGTAACGCTTTGTCACGTAGGACTGCCAAGAGAACGTTTCAAGGTTCCCATAACCGGTTGGCGCTTCACCCTCGTCAGGCCAGTAAAAGTCCCCTCCCGTGGTATCGAGGATTCTCCCAGCCTGCTCGACCGTCATCTGCACATACCGGCCTTCGTTCTTGTCGACCGGGATGTATTGCGCCCATTCGGAAAGGGCGAACGAGTCGGGATTTCTAGAGAAATCTGTTACAAGATTCCCCGAAGATGCATGTGAGGGAATATACGTCGTATATTGCCCAGGCGTGCTGGTAGGCATAGTTTCGCTGTCCTTATGTCAGGGAGTCGGTAGGCACAATTGAACAAGTCGCCCCGACACTTACGCGGGAACGGAGAACAGAACGATCTGGACTTTGATTAGGTCGCCGTCTACGCCACTTTCGAGCGCGATAGCAGCAGCGACAGCCGCGGCGCCTGCCGTGACTCCCTTACCGGCGTTGTCCGGCTTAATGAAGTCGCCGGCCGTGACGGTTCCGCCGAGTTTCAGGAGTGGATCTTCGGTGTAGCCGAAGATGCGCACGTGATCTCCCGATTCGGCGTGCAGATCGCTACCGCCGGTTTGAGGTGCGTTTTTCGTCGACTCGTCAGAAATGCCAAGGATCTTCGTATCCCCGGAGTTACTTTCCACGACGGTGTACCGGGCGGTTGTGTCGATCGTGACAAAACGGCTCGGGTTGATGTCTCCGCCAGCCACCAGTGGGACGTTTACGGACATGTGTTCTGACTCCTGTCTTTTCTCGTGTTGGAAACAAAAAAAGCCCGACGCGCAGCCACCAGGAGGGGCTTTGTGTCGGGCTCTAGCTTTGAGAGTACCGGTCGTATTATCGAAGCTTTATCAGGCTTTACCGTTTCCGTTAACGCCTGCGAATAGGGTTGTCTCGTTGATTTCGCCCTTGTTATCGATCAGATTGCCAAGGACCTTCTTGTAGGTGATCGGCCTTCC